ACTGTGGCTGCGAATAAGGATGAATAATTATACAGGAGGATATACCAACCATGGCAAGAATTGCAATGACCAATGGTTTCTCTCTCGTTCCTGAGGGAACCCATGTTTTCCGTATCTACAACGTCACCTACGACGAGGAGTTCGGCAAGCTGACCGTCTTCATGGTCACTGCCCAGGGCATCACCCATAAGGAGAATTTCTCCCTCAAGGATAAGAACGATCAGCCCAACGAAAAGGCTTACAATGCGTTCTCCTACTTCGCCAAGACCGCTCTGAACGATTATTCCGTCGAGGACATCGATCACACCGATCTTATCAACCACTTTATCCGTGCCGAGGTCGTCCATACCAAGACTCCTTCCAACAAGGATCCCAACAAGATGATGACCTTCGCCAACCTGGGTGACAAGAGTCCCGCCGATTATTTCGATGTGGAACCCGTCGCCATCGCTCTGACCATCGGTACTCCCAACGCTGGCAACGCTCCCGCAACCGCTGCTCCCGCTCCTGTTACGCAGAAGAAGTCCGGCGGTCTGAATCTGGACGATCTGCTGGGTAATTAAGTGAGGAATGGTGCTGGTGAAGGAAGCCCCTACACCAGCACCTCACCCGAAAGGAGAACCAATGGCTACTACAAAAGTCGAACGGCACATGAATCTGTGCCATGAAATCAATGACCTGTACGCCCGTAAGAACGCCGATTACGGCGATAGCTTCCATGTCACCTTCGTTGAGGAAGGAATGGCTATGGCTCGAATCCGTCTTGGCGACAAGTTCAATCGTTTCAAAACCCTGTCCCGCTCCAACGATCAGAAGGTGACGGATGAATCCATCCGGGACACTCTCCTTGATCTGGCAAACTACGCACTGATGACCGTGCTGGAAATGGAGGTAGCGACTGATGACGGGAAATGAGTATCAGAAAGCTGCCATGAGAACCGCCAGCGGCATGAACTATGAGCACCACGGTATGCTTATCAACGGTGTTCTGGGTTTGTGCGGTGAATCCGGTGAGGTTGCCGATATCGTGAAGAAAGCCACCTTCCAGGGACACGAGCTGGACACCGCTCACATTGCCGAGGAGCTGGGTGATATCGCATGGTATCTGGCGGTCAGTGCTACCGCAATCGGCTACGATCTGGACACTATCTTCCAGATGAACGTTGACAAACTGAAAAAGAGATACCCCGACGGTTTCGATGCCGACCGGAGTGTCCACAGACCCGAATATGAAAAGGAGGACTAATGTCCATGTTGATTACCAGAACTGTCGAATACAATACCGATGTTTTTGAAGTCGGTGATATCATCCGTTTCAACCTCACCGATGGTGAGTATGTGGAAGCTATGGCTATGAAGAAGGAAACCGACGGTATGATTTTCCTGCTGGTTGACTGCCTTGCTCACGAGGAACCCATGAATGAGGAATGCTCCAATCGTGGCGGTTACGACGGCTGCGATCTGCGTGTGAAGCTGAATGATGGGATCCTGAGTCGCTTCCCCGTTGAAATCCGGGAACAGATGGTGGCATTCCCCAATGGTGACTTCCTGCGGTTGCCCACCGAACGTGAAATCTTCGGCTGTAATACCTACGGCGAAGACGAGGAATCCAACGTCGAACAGTGGAAGCCCATGGAGCTGCGCCGAAATCGTATCGCATTCCAGGGTCATAACGGTGCCTGGGAATGGTACTGGTTGCAGAATAAGCGGAAGAACTCCGCTGCCGGTTTCGCCGGTGTCGGCAGCCACGGTGGTGCGAGCTACGCCAGCGCTTCCGGCGCTCGTGGCGTTCGCCCCGCTTTCAAAATCAAGAATCCTTAATCTGTGCCCCCTTGTGGGGCACACCCCAAAATAATCGAGGAGGAACTGATAATGCAGGAACGCATTAAGAAATTCAAGGAACTGCTGGGATCCGCAGTCACCGAAGAATTTACCAACTGGCTTGTCGAGAAAGGTTTCTTCACCGCTCCGGCATCCACCAAGTATCACGGATCCTACGAAGGTGGTCTGTTCGACCATTCTTACGCAGTCGCCGTCGCCCTTATCCAGCTCACCCAGAAATGCGGTCTGACCTGGATGCGTGAATCCAGTCCCGCTCTGATCGGTATGTTCCATGACCTGTGCAAGATCGATTCCTATCGTCAGACTCTTGCCAGTTTCTTGGATGCCGCCAACACCAAACCCGTGTACGAGTATAACAACAATACTCTGCTCAAGGGTCACGGAGATAAGTCCATCCTTCTGCTGGCACCCCATCTGGTGCTGACCGAAGAAGAAGTCCTTTGCATCCGGTATCACATGGGCGCATTTGTTCCCCAGGAGGAATGGAGGGACTACACCAACGCCATCCATGTTTATCAGAATGTTCTCTGGACACATCAGGCTGACATGATTGCTTCTCATATCATGGGGATCTAATCATGGAGTTTATCAAATCCTGCGGACAAATCATCCGAACTAAACTCAATGCAAAAGAACGCAAAGCGTTTAACGAGATGATTTCCGAAGCCATCCGGGAAGCATCACTCGACCACGAAAAAGAAGAAATGGCAGTGGTTGCCTGGGTACTTCATCAGCGTTTGGGCTGGGTGGAAAACGGCATAACTAATTTCATGCGAGATTATTATCCGACACTTCGAGAACTTAACGCTTACTATGAAGTCGATATGAAAGCTGCCCCGTGGCTTTGCTCTAAAAAGCTCAAAGACAACGGTATTGATTTCGATAAAATCTATGCCGAAATTACGAAAGAAGGTAATCAAAATGGGTAGAAGACCCTTTTACGCTGAGTACGTCAATCACTGTATGCGGTTCTACTGCCGCAACACCGTAAAGCCCTCCTCTTTCAAGACCGAGGTGGACAAGAAGAACTGGGAAGCCTGTGACACCGTGATGAAGGTCTACACGCCTGAGGAACGGGACATCCTGCTCTCTGTTTATTCCATGAATGACACCATGGGCGACAACGTCTACAACACCGCCGCCAAGCACGATGTCTGCCAGGATCAGGTCTGGAACCTTATCACCGATGTCGGTCGCAGGGTCGCAAAGCAGCGTGGTCTGGCATGAGGAACTACGAGAACATACCCATTGAGCTGACTTCCCTCGGTCAGTGGGTATGCACTCGTGAAGACAGCAAGGTTCCCATGAATGCCCTTTACAACGAAGCTGCATCTTCCACTAATCCTGATTCTTGGTCATCTTTCGAGGATGCCGTAAACAGTGTGAACGCTGGAAACTACGATCACATCGGTTTCGTTTTCAACGACAACGGTGTTATCGGTATCGACATTGATGCCGGACTTGATGAAGATGGTTTTCTTTCTGCTCTCGCCGCCGATATCATCGGTAAATGCAAGAGCTATACGGAGAAATCCAAAAGTGGCAGAGGATTTCACATTTTCCTCAAGGGAACCTTGCCTTTTAAGGGAAAGAACAATCTCAAAGGTGTAGAGATTTACAAAGATGCTCGATTCTTCATTACCACGGGCGATGTAATGTTGTACAGCACCATCGTCGAAAACCAGGAAGCCATCGACTACATCCTCGAAAAATACTTCCCGGAAATCAGAGAAGAATCCACCGATAAGGTTATGAGCAGTCGAATCTATACGCCGATCTGGGAATTGCCCCAGGGTACTCGTATTAAGCTACGCCCGGTGTACCCCCGTATCCCGGACGGATGCAGAAACATCTGTCTGACTTCCCTTGCTGGTATGCTCCACAACCAGGGTTATACCAAACAGCAAATCTATGACGAGCTGATTTACGCCAATACGGTCGCCTGTGACCCGGTTCTTCCCCGAAGCGAGTTGCAGACCATCGTCAACAGCGTAACCCGCTATAAGAGGTAATGATATGGCTTATATTCGCAGATATCAGAAAGGTGCCCTAATCACCTCCCTCGACGAATTACGGTCACAATCTCATGTTTATCATGGCAATCAAATCATCCACCAAGGATGGTTTATGTCCTGGCAGCTCGATATAGTTTATCTGATCTTCGGCGGGAGGAATTCTCTGTGAACGATAACGGCACATCCAACAAGAAATACGGCAAAGGCGTTCGTTTCGAGCGCATCCGGCGTATCACTGGTTATCTGGTAGGCACCATGGATCGCTGGAACAACGCCAAGAAAGCCGAAGAACGTGACCGTGTGAAGCACAACATTTCCACTGTCAAGGAGGATTCCCATGACTGACATCATTGAGCAGATGAAATTCTGCAATGAGCTGGAAAAGCGGTTGACCATGGCTGTTATCACCCACGAAAACCGCCGGAATACCCTCAACACAGCTCATCACGGAAATCTCGCAAGCTATAACGGTATCGCTGAACAGGGTGCCACCAAAACCCAGATCCAGGATGCAATCGTCCGGTTACGGCGGGAGCTGAATGTTCTCTCCGCTATGTTTGACCGTGTGGAGGGTCAGGCATGAGTGGCGGTAGATTCGACTATCTGGACAGTCGGCTGAAAAGTGAAATTTTCGGCTATTTCGGTGACAAGCCCACCAACGTGTTCGAAGATCGTGAAATCTCCGAGCTGGTATGGGATGTGCTCGATCTCATTCATCACTACGACTACTACATTTCCGGTGACACCCGCAAGGAAACCTACCTTGAGAAAAAGGGAGCGTTCAAGAAAAAGTGGTTGTCTAACCGTGGTGTAAGAGTCCGGCGAATCGTTGATGAAGCTCTCGACGAAGTCCGCAAAGAGCTGTACGAAACCTACAACATTTCCGAGGAGGAAATTCCCCATGAGTGAAAGCAGAGAGAAGAAACGTCGGTATCTCGTGAATCTGGCGTACACCCAGAGATTCGAGAGCTGGCTGAAACGTGAGCCGCCCATGATTCGGTTCTTTGCATGGCGGCGTTGGCTGAAAGAACGCCCAATTAGAGAGGTATAACACCATGAAAACTATTTTTAACTGGTTTGGCGATGACTGGACAAGAGTCAAGAATCACTGCCGTACTACCGACAACAAGGATTTTACCGACAAGGGAGCATCCGACACCTTCAAGAAGAAACTGCTGATTTCCGAGCACAGCCCCATTCGGCTGCTTGAGTTCGACTGGTCTTGGAAGAGCATTTTCTACTGGCTGTCTACCGAATGGAGCCGCCATAAGTTCGAGAAGTTCATTTCCACCCAGCGGGATGACCGTCTGATCGACGACATTCCTCGTGGTAAGAAACCCCAGGATGCTCTCGTCAACTTCGACGGCTACGCCAATATGCAGAATCTGATCGATGCGTGGCGGAAACGTATGTGCCGTATGGCAGCTTACGAAGCCAGGGATCTGGCAGAGGATTTCAAAATTACTCTGCATCAGACCCATCCTATCGAAGCCGATGTTCTCGTGCCCAATTGCATTTACCGTATGGGTTGCCCTGAGTTCCAGACCTGTGGTCACATCCAGAGTTTCATCCGGTATGTTGAAAGAACTCACCCTGATGAGAATTGGATGACCGACATCCAGAAGCGGTACGATTATTTCAACGAGTGGTTCTACAAAACTAGGGAGGTTCACCATGAAACAGACGGTGGTATTTGATTTCGATGGAGTCATTCACAGTTATACCAGCGGCTGGCAGGGAGTCGGGGTTATCCCCGATCCCCCTGTCCCCGGTATCAAGGAAGCTATCGACAATATCCGTGATGCCGGATATGAGGTCGTTGTCGTTTCCACCCGGTGCACAAGTGCCGAGGGTAGAATTGCCCTGTACCATTACCTCAAGCGACATCATATCGAGGTGGACGATATCCGTGTGGAGAAACCTCCCGCCATCGTTTACATCGACGACCGGGCAATCTGTTTCGATGGTCATCCCGAAACTCTGCTGGCAAAGATCATGCACTTCACGCCCTGGAACAAGTGATGCCGTATGAGAGTGGGTCTGATCGATGTGGACGGACACAATTTCCCTAATCTGTGTCTGATGAAACTCTCTGCGTACCATAAGTCCATCGGTGACGATGTCGAGTGGTATTCGGCAGATGTTCCCATGTACGATTTGGTCTACATGACAAAAGTGTTCAGCGATGAATACACAAAAGATATGTCCCCCCCCCCTAAACGCCAAGCGTGTTGTTAAGGGTGGTACCGGTTATGCCATCAAACTGGAAGATGGGAAAGAGGTCTATCACAAAGAACTCGACCCCTCCCTTCCGTATGAAGTGGAACATATCTACCCGGATTACTCATTGTACCCGGAACACACGGGTTATGGACAGCCGTTGCGGAAACAAACCGCTTATGGCTTCCTGACCCGTGGCTGTCCCAGGGGATGCCATTTCTGTCATGTAGCACCGAAGGAAGGTAAGTGCAGCTATAAGGTTGCCGATCTTTCCGAGTTCTGGAATGGGCAAGGTAATATCTGTCTGTCGGATCCCAACATACTGGCTTGCAAAGATGCGTTGCCCCTGCTCCAACAAATCATCGACTCCGGTGCAAAAGTGGAGTTCAATCAGGGACTGGATGCCCGTCTGATTACCCCGGCGAAAGCTGAATTGCTGACTTCCATGAAAATCGTACAACCCCATTTCGCAATGGATTCCATGGAAGCGATGGAACCCGTGAAGCGTGGCTTACGACTGTATGTAGATGCCTACAAGCGACGGCACGGTAAATGGGATTGGAGATACGCCAAGGTTTTCTGTCTTACCAATTTCGACACCTCGTTTGAGGAAGATATGCAGCGCATTAGGGCAATCCAAGAGTGCGAATGTCAGCCGTACACCATGATTTACAACAAGCCGTCCGCCAGAGCAATCACCCGACGACTGCAACGGTGGACAAACAGCACTGCCCTTTATGCTATGACTCAGGATTTCTATGAGTACCAACGGCATTCCTACAAAACGGTCATTTACCCATGGATGCGGGATAAGAAAGAAACTGTGTCCCAATGGCTCGACCGATTACTATATAACTGAGGTAACGTTATGACGAATATCGAAGCAGCTAGGGTGCTGGCTGAATTATTGAAGCAACCCACACACCTCTCCAACCGGGAACAGCTCGCAGTGGGAAAAGCGATCAAAGAGCTGCGGAAAGTGCAATCCAGAAAAAGAGGTGATTCCAAATGATTTGTCCTATCACGAAAACTTGGTGCGATCAGGAAAAGTGTGGCTGGTGGTCTGAGTTCCACAACCGCTGCTCCATCCCTGCTATCGCAGAGGGTATCAGAAAGATGGTGAAGAAATGAGCGTACTATTTCTGATTATTTTCATCGGTCTGCTCAAAGGTGTCGTGGATCCTTCTGAGATAAATGCAGAGTTCTTTTACTACTGGGTTTTATTCGCCATCAGTGATGCGCTCTGGTTCGATCTCCTGTTTGGAAAGAGAATACTTAGTCGTAGCTCCTTCATATCGATAAGCACTTCCAAGGCTCCCATGTGTATATGGCTCGATGCAAACGGGATCCACAAATCCAAGTGCAGCAATTGCCATTGTGAATTTGACCGTGTGATGGGAGATGACTGTAAATACTGCCCCACCTGTGGTGCAAAATCCGTCAGAAATCTCACTGGTGAATGGAGGAAATTCGATGGCAACTGAAAAACGGCTGATTGATGCCAATGCGCTATTGATCAGTGAAACATTCACTGTTTCGGAAGGTGCTTGCAAAGAGTGTGAAAATGAATATAGATGGGCAATTCAAGAAGCACCCACCGTGGATGCCGTGGAAGTGGTGCATGGCAAATGGTCAACAATCGAAGATGATTATTTAGGACTGACCGCTTTGGAATGCTCAGAGTGCAAGCAAGAATATTGGTTTGAAGAAGAACCACCACTTAAAATTTACAGCTATTGCCCCAACTGCGGTGCAAAGATGGATGGTGGTAAGAATGGTTGAATGGATTTTGGCAAATAAATGTCCTCATTGTGGAGGTAGGATGATCCTGTGTGACCATTTCGCCCTAACTCACGATTATTCAATCCGAAAAGACGGAAAATTAAGCAAGCGATATAAAACGTCTGATGGAGGTTCTATCGACTGCATAACTGCGTTCTGCAGCACCTGTAAAACATCTTGGGACGGGGACAACACCGTTATAGACGGAGATCGTGTCTATGTCCGAGGAAAAGGAGAAAAATCATACTTATGAAAAGTTTTCACGATGTGCCCGGCACACTGAGTATGGATAAATACGCACACATTATTCACGGATCCCCTATCCAAAGCAACTCCCCATGTCTGTGCCGTACTTGCGGTACCACCCTGCGTACAGCTTATCACGAGGAGCGGCTGTACTCCGTCCGCTGCCCCAAATGTGACATTGTTCTTCTGGTAAAAGCCGGGAATCCCCTGGAAGCTGCTCTGACAATCGGTGAATGACTTCCTCGTAACCACAATATGTAGTTTCTTCAGCTTGACATTTATCTATATCTAGTATATAATAGTGTCGTTAAGATATGAGCGCATATTTGCGAGGATAGGTTTTCATCCGAACAAATATGCGCTCTTTTTATTTTGCGAAAGGAGGTATCATCGATGACTGATGATGCAAAAGCTCGTCGTAGAGCTGCCCAGGCAGCTTATGCCCGTCAATGGAGAAAGAAGAACCCTGACAAAGTTAAGCAGTACAACCAGAATTACTGGGATAAGAAAGCTAGAGAAATGGAGGTACAGGAAAATGCACCCCACGCCGATTCTGAGAAAGTATAAGGACAGGATCGACTCCTCCGTCCTTGAGACTTATTATGATCCTAAAAGCAAACGAAAGATGCTGATTCGGGATAAGCGCAGTTTTGTAGATGACAAGGGTTTTCATCATGTTCACCCACTGATGTTTACGGCAACTCAGGTGTACATTGTATGTCCTCACTGCGGTGAAATTCATGCTCACGGTAAAGCTCCCGGCTGGCGAGTACCACATTGTACATCTCTCGACGATTATCATATCGAAAGCTGGGAGGGATACACTGATGATTAACGAGGAACTCCCTTACGTTCTGGAGCATACTGGTGCAGCGCAGATGACTCTCGAAAATGAGCAACAGTCCCGGATCATGCACTTTTTGATGAAAGAACGTCCTCACCTGTCGTCCATCACATACGCATGGGATGAAATCGGTATGTCCGCCCTTTTCGCTGATGCCTACGACGACTCCATGCGGTTTTGCCCTCAGCAGAAAACATGGTACATCTGGAAACACCGTTGGGAAAAGCAGAGTGGTGAAAGCGCGATTCACAATCGACTTCAAACACTGCTTAATCTTCTTTTGTTGTACTGTAAGGAAATCAGTTTTCTGGATCCTTCGGACGAGTATATTGAGAACTATCAAAAATTCATCAAATCCACTCGCAAGTACAACGTCATGAAGAACATTATAAACACCCTGTCGTGTACCGTAACCATAGACATTGCCGATATGGATTCCAATCCATACATCCTCAACACGACCACTCAGGCATTCGATCTCAGCACCGGTAAGGTCGTTGATGACATTCGTAAATACAATGTCACAAAAATGACGACCTGTTCCCTGCCTAACTTCCTACATACTCGCTGCAATCGCTGGTATCAGTTTATCGATGAAATCATGGACGGCGACAAAGAAAAAGCTGCATTTTTGCAACGTGCCCTTGGTTACTCTCTCCTGGGTGTAAACCGAGAAGAGTGTATGTTTATCGCCTATGGCCCCAAAACCCGTAACGGTAAAGGCACTCTGTTTTCATCTCTTCAAAATGTGCTAGGCGAAGATTACATCGGCACCGCTCCCCCTACCCTGATCTGCGAAACAGACGGTGGGCGCAAGCCAGATCTCAATGCTCCGCAGCCTGTTCTTGCCAGTCTGACCGGCACCCGTATTGTCACAATGGCGGAATCATCCAAAGCATCCTCTTTGCTGGATGCCGCCAATATGAAAATGATGACGGGTCGTGACACATTGGTTACTCGTGGTCTGTTTGAAAATGCTTTCCGTTTTGTCCCTCAGTTCACGCTATGGTTGAACACAAACTACCTTCCTCCTGTTAACGATGACACCGTATTTTCTTCCGACAGAATCTGGGTGATTCGTTTCGATAAGCATTTCGACAATGAGTCACGAGACATGGATCTGAAAGAGTTGTTCGCTGCGCCTGAAAACAAGCCGACTATTTTGCAGTGGCTGATCGATGGTTGTAACGACTATATGAAGAATGGTCTGAATGTTCCCATGTGCGTCAGAAAAGAAACGAATGCGTACCGCGAAGCGCATGACCGAATCGGTTGCTTCATCAAAGATATGTGCGAAGTCGGCGAGGATTATAAGATTCTGCGCGGTGATCTGTATCGCATTTATCGTCAGTGGTGTGTAAAAGCTGAGAATCAGTACAAGCCGTTGGGTAGTACAACTTTCTACAATGAGATGTCCAACAAGAATTACGCAGTCCTGCGTTCCGCCGAAGGTTGGTTTGTTCACGGATTGAAAGGAAAAGAAACCGTGTAAGAAATGAAACTTTTTCGGTCAGCTATACGCATGAGGATTGTAAGGGAATGTAAGAAATGTAATATTTCTGGTAAGCTAACGCGTATAGAGATTTTTATCTCATGTAAAAAATGTAATATTTTCAGTCATCTAATGCGTATAGAAAAAAAGAATATTACTATATATAGAGCTTGCCAACCAGAAAAATTACATTTTTTACATACGGAAGGAGGTGAACCGAAAATGAGCAATAGCGACTCTCTGACTGATGTTGGTGAGGAGATTGCCAACATCGAGCGAAAAGCATCTCGCGGTAGAGGTGGTAAGAATAATTTCCCGAACTCCAAAGTTGCAATTGTTACTGATGAAGATAAGGCACTGGTGGGTGCTTTATTGACTGAAGTGTTAGTAGAGCACAAAAAAGAGCGAGTTAAAAACGACGAGGAGTTGGCTACAAGACTCAATGACTATTTCGTTTATTGTGCGAAAAACGGTCAAATTCCCACAGTTGAGGAAATGGCTATGAGCACAGGTTATTCTATCTCAACGGTTTGGGACTGGGAAGCAGGAAGAAACAAAGGATTTAGCCCTGAGACTTCCGACATCATAAAAAAAGCGAAAGATGTTCTTAAAACTTTCGATGCAAAACTGGTGATTTCCGGTAAGCTGAACTTCTTGGCTTACTGCTTCAGAGCGAAGAATTATTACGGAATGGTTGACAAAGCTGAGTATGTGGTCACGCCCAACACCCAGCGGGATGAGTATGATCCCGAAGATATCCGCCGTCGGTACCTTGGCGACTCTACGATCATCAACTCTGAGGATTGATTCAACAACTCTGGCGACTATCCTACAACTTTTCTACAACTCTAGCGACTATGGCAAGCAACTTTTGCCAGCGACTTTAGCGACTATGAAACCCGCCCTCGATTTCTGTCGGGGACGGGCTTCAATTTTTGCCCAAATTTTGACAAAAACCCGGCGGAAAACCGCCCTGGCGGCGTGGCGGCTGCCCTGGGCCGGTCTGATTACAGGGTTTTCTATTGTTCAGGCGGTATTTTCTGATTGTTAGGCTGTGGCGGCGTTCCGTGGCTGCTGTCCCCCGTTTTGCCGTCTGGTAATACAACAATAGCACCGGAATGAAGTCCGCTTAAAACGCCGCTCAGAGCCTCACAGAATATCCCGCCATGCAATCCCGCCACGCTGGGCAGCGGATCCCGGCGGCGGTCTGTTTGTCGTGCCCCTGGCGGGTCTGTGCTGGCGTTTCCCGCTGGCGGTGGTGCTGGGATATTCCCGGCGGAAAACCGCCCTGGCGGCGTGGCGGCTGCCCTGGGCCGGTCTGATTACAGGGTTTTCTATTGTTCAGGCGGTATTTTCTGATTGTTAGGCTGTGGCGGCGTTCCGTGGCTGCTGTCCCCC